TTTTATTCTCCATTTCTATAAAACTACTTATGTTTGTATTTTTTTCCAAGCTAAATTAACCATTTACAATTATACCATATAATTGTAATGAATTCATTGAATTTTATACTCATTACGAAAACTTATTTGCTTTATACTCTCTGCATAATACGAACTTAAGCAAAATAAAAAAGCCTTAAGGCTCTATACTACAAACTCTATTCCAGTAATTGTTTTATATTCTTCTAGTGTTATCTCTCCAAATTTATTAGTTTCAGTTATTACTGCCCCTTTTAATGCTTCGGCAGTTACCCAATTCATATTAAATGCTAATGTCCAAAAATCCATTTTAAATTCCTCCTTTAATACTAATTACCTCTAATTTGAGTTTCGCGATTTCTTGTCCTAATTGTGCTATTGTAGTGTCCTTTTGCATGTTTTTAAGTTTCTCCTGTGCTAGTTGCGCACCTAAAGAATTTACGTTTCCTTGTAAAATTTCCATTTCTGTTTTAGGGATTGGAACCTTGTCCACATACTCAAAATACAAACTTTTAGTTTCTGCATTGTATTTTAAGACTGCATCTTTACCCTCTATCTTTTCCGCCACAGGTTCGGCTTCAAGTACTAATCCTGTCTTTTCCAGTTCCTCTCTAGTTTTCCCTAACCCATCTTTTTCATCAAATGGTTTGAGATGTGTTAGTCCCACCTCATTGTTTACAATTTCAATGTATACCATAGTATGCCTCCTTATATTACTATTTGATAGTAGTTATTATTATCTATATCGCAAATTATAATTCTATCCCCATATAGAGATGTAAACATTGCATCTCGCACCTGTAATCCAAATGTAAAAGCATTGTTATTGTGTCCCGAGTAACCTGTGTTATTTAAGCAAATAACATCACAAATTTCATAATTATTATTTAAGTCTAGGGCTGTTAGCACTATTTGTGGATAATTTATAAAACTACCTGTGTTATAGTACTCACTAGTGTTAACCCACAATAAGCTATTCTTCTTATCATAAAACACGATTTCTTGAAAGTATCTACCTACTCTATACCCCTTAGGGTTGCTTAATGTGGTAGGGTTTGTAGTAGTAAGCACACGAGTAAAAGTAGATAAATCATATTTAGACAAACTGATACTAATGGCGTTTCCTTCATCTGTAATTACGTATAAATACGTACCATCTGAGTACAGCCCTCTGTTATTGGTGGTTTTAAGTGTCCCACCTGTGCTTAGTTTTTTAATAGCCATAGATAGCGTTGTAAGGTTAATCTCATATATTTCAGTAGCATTACCACCACTTGTCCCTATAATGTAAACGCAGTTATTGGACTCACAGTAAAACATGTGGTTATTTTTCGCAGAGTCTATGGATGTGTACGTGCTACCAACTTTAACACTTACTTTACTTAAGTCTGATACGGCTACTTTAGTGTATTCATACCCAACCCCTGGTTTATACGCATTGTAATATATATAGTCCTTATCTGCATACAGCATTTTAGGCGCTACATTATAAGTTCCTACAGGTGCTTCAATTATAGTCCTGTATGCAAATGTCGTTAAATCTACCTCATAGATGCCATGGTTAACAGCTTCTGAATACTCATTAAGTCCAGTGATTTCAAAATATACTTTTGAACCATCCCTAGAGTACGTTATATTTTTAATATTAGCTGTGGCTCCTACTAAGTTTAAGTTTGATATAGTCCTTAAATTTAACTTTACTAATATATCATAGTTCTTCTTTAGCTTAGAGTATTTGCATATATTTGCAACTCCCCTTAGTGATGCCGTTTCTATAAGTATATCATTGAAAAATGAGTTTTCTGCGGCACTGTACCCAGATGCATGTGTAGGTGTGATACCTAAAGTTACTGCATAAGCTCCTTCTAAACCTAATATATTACCCCCTCCCACACTAGCTATAAAAAAATTGCTACCTACCCTCACAAGCTTTGTAGGAATATCCATCTTCAATACATCTTTTCCGATTGGTTTTCCCTCTCTATCTAGTATTGGTACACTGTTGAGAGTTGCACCCGCTAAGTTATTGATATGGGGAACTATTGTAACCTCCGTAATATTTGCTGAAATATTAGCAGTATAAGCACTAGATGTACCTATAGTAGTTATTGGTGTGAGGTCTGTGTAGTTCACTTTTTCGCCCAATTGTTTATTAACACTTTCAGTACTCAAATTTAATGTTTCTATACCTTCCTCATGCTCTTTTAATATCCTATCAGCTTCATCCCAATTAGGATTAGTAGCAGTTATATCCGGAGGAGAGTCATCTAAACCTATCTTTTTAAATCTATAATTAGTAGTTTCTTGCATAACATCACTCCTTTAATTTTGAGGCATATAGTAATATAGCTCTCTCCAATTATTCATAGTATCTTTTATATTTCTCCAGCTTGTAAAGTTATTCATTACATCTCTCCAACTAGAGTAGTATCTAATAACATTAAGTTTAATATGTCCAGGTATTAAAGGTTTCAATGCCCTTTCAATATCCTCAAATCTAAACTCTTCCTGATTAGAACTAGGGAAAATCATAATTTGAATTACGCCTTGTCCAGGATCTGGAGCATTCTCCTCTGAACCAGTATAAAACTTAACCGTACTATCCACACTCATTATTGCCATAACCATAGACTTTATAGTGACTTCATTAAGTTTATCTCTTTTTCTGCCTAACGCTAATAAATATTGTCTTCTTTGTTCTAAATTACCTTCTGGTTGTATATTAAGAAATTTTTCTGTTCTGATTATACTTTCTTCATCCATAGAAACTATACAAGAGTTATCTAAGTTTTTCCTCATACCATTGGTTAGTTCATTAATCTTAGTAGATTCCACCTGAGATATAAGCTCAAATTCTCTTATATCTTTTAGATAGGATGGTATATAATCTTTAATATCAACTTCATAAAACATTTTAGACCACCACCAAACTTAAAGTTCCTAGTGTTGGTATATCCTCTTCTAACAGAGATATATCTTCAATAGCTCCGTTTATAAGTATATTACTTACATCAGATATACTCTCTAATCCTAAAATCACACTAGCAAGTCCTATATAACTAACTTTATTAGCTCTATATGTTAAACTTGATAAATAATTAGTTATCGCCTCTTCTGCTCCTACAACTTGTGAAAATCCATTGTTTAAAGATATATTTCCACTAATATCAATAGTCTTTACATTTCCTGTTGTTACAGTTACTTTAGCGCCTATTGGAGCTTTACCATTACCAAGACCAGTTGACCCTGGATCTATATAATCTTGGAAAGATTTTATTAATTCAGTAGAGGCTACTTGATTATTTGAATTAGTTATACTCACTTTAACAGTATTAGGACCAAGTGCAAGTGGAAATACCTTAGGTATTCCTATCCCATCAAAATCATTAGCCCATTTTAAATATTGATTTATATTACCATCAGAAGATTGATTTACTATGCTATCTTTAGTTCTCATTCTTAAAGCATCATCACTTTCTATATCTTCCCCGTATATAAGTATTTCATCTAAAATTGCGGCTGCTACATTTGAATTGTTATCTAAGGGTAGTAAAGTTCCTGTATAATTATTGCCTATAACTCCAGGCTGTTCACATTGCAACTGAAATACTCCTTCGCTTATTCTTTCTCTAACCATATAAGTTGTATCTTCTATTCTAAATCTTGCTCCTATAGGTACATCTACAAGCGAGGAATTATTATCATTAAAGGTTCCTTTTCTTGTTGCATGAGTAGCCAACCTTCTAGCTATTCCATATTCACTACACTTTTTAGTTAAATACTCACCTTCTGTTGTATCTAAAAAATATAAATCTCTTTCACTCTGCATAATAAAATAAGCCTCAGCTAATTTTAAAGCAGCTGGGGCTAATGCATTATAAATTATAGATCCTTCTCTTTTATCTATATAAGAAGGAATTTGTTCTAACATATCAGCTAGTATAAATTCGTAAGTATATTTATCACTTTGCAAATCAACCATTAACCTACCTCCTTTCTAATCTCTATATCTCCATAAATACTTTCAACTCTTCCAGCATAATAAAGATTCTCTCCTGAAGAAGTTACTTTTACAATATCTACAGATATTATCCTATCATCTTGTAAAAGTGCCTCTTCCACTATTCTGTGAATATCTGCTTTTACATATAGAGGGTCTTGTCCAATCAAGTCTTGAAGCTCAACACCATGATCATAACTATAAATAAGATACTCGTACCTTTCAGTATCAAGAATACAATCAATAGTTTGTTTAAGTGCCTCTATATCTTCTATATACCCATCAATACACTTTTTATTAGTATCAATCCTGTATGTTTTATTACCATAATTATTTGTTTGTTGAGGAAGATTATCTATAACATTATTAAAGTTATCATTAGGTATCATGTTTACCTCCTCTATAATTTATCTAAAATCACAAACTTTTGCCCTCCATGAGCTTTAATGAGCGCTACTTTTTCACTAACTTTTAAAGGTTCTTTTTTAAACCTATTAGTTATAACCAAAAATGGTTCTTCTATTTGCAATTTTGAATTACTATCTAATTTTATTTTGACTGGATTAGCATTAATCACTGTACCAAAAACTACGTCAGAAAGATTTGCATAGTTTAAGTAATTAGATACTATTACTTTTATTGCATCTGTCATCATATTATCAACTCCAAATCCATTGTGTGGTGAGGACCCTTAAATTTATGCGATACCTTCTTAACCATAGCCCATTGTTTAAGTTTTAGTTCAGATATATCTATATATATTCCTGAACCACCTCTAACTCTTGTATCACCCAAAGCTGGTATACTGAATGTTTTTTCTTCCTGATTATAGTACTTAAGTAACTTCTCAGCTTTTTCTTTTATTTGAGCCGGATTAAGATTTTCATCAACTTTATCATAAAACTGTAATGTTCCCCATTGCGCCATACTTTTACTATCTTGGACTATATAACTTTCTCTAGTCCCAGTTTCTTTATTGTCCTTGGCTAGTTTAATTTTATTGTAGGTTTCTCCATCTATACTAATTTCATAGCTATAACCCAAAGCATAACTCTTATCACCTAATACTATAGGTAATTTAAGCTCACCTGCTTCAACAAGTTCAATAAACCCAAACTTATCATACAAAATATACTTTCTTCCTGTTGCTAGTAATGTATCCGCTATACTGTCATATATCATATCTAAATATGTTTTATTATCCTCTATTTTATTAGGTAGAGTATACTTAGTAGTTCTTATATTACCTACTCTCATATTAGGTCTTTCTGCTATTATTTCTCTGACGAGTTTATCTGTAGAATGACCTTTAAGCACCTTAGTATCTTTATATTTAAAATATCTAAGAGAGTCATAAGCTGTAACTTCTTTTAAACCATCCTCATTGCTTATCTTAAATACAAAACCATAGAATATATTAGCACCCATATACTTAAATCTAACTACAGAACCATTAGGAAACATATACCCATCTTTATAGGAGAAAGTAAGCTTTGAGGCACCGTTTTGAACTTCTGAATCCCAGTTTATATCATCAACAACAATCTCAGATAAGTCATAAATTTTCTGTGTTTTGCTATCTTGTATTATAAACTCATATTCCTTATTTTTAGCCATTTATTACTCCATCCTTTTATGGTATTTTTATTCTTTGTCCTGGATAAATTAGATTAGGATTATTACCTAATGGTGGTCTATTAATTTTGTATATTTCTGTCCATCTAGCCCCATTACCTAGGTATTTCTTAGCTATATTCCATAAGCAATCTCCTCTGACTATAGTGTACATTTTATTAGCTGGCTTAGGTGGTGAAGCCTTTCTTGCTGGAGTTGGTGGTTTATATGCTATAGATGGGTTTGTTTTAAGTTCCTTAAGAGAATAAGGAACATACTCTTTAAGAGAGAAACTAATATAATAATCTCCCTCTTCTCCTGCAGTTTCCTTTATTTCTAAACTTGTTATAGTCACTAATATAGATAAATCTTTAGTGATACCATTAGTACATATAAAGCGTACAGTCTTCTTATTTTTCATCCAACTATTAAATTTACCTATATAATAATCAGGACCTTTAAATTTATTCTTAGTCTCTACGAGAGTTGAAGCTCTATGAGGAAATTGTGCTTCAAACTTTACCCCCATCAATCCTTTAACTCCTGGAACTGATATTTTACCAAGTTTAAGAACTTCATATTCTTCACTCTCACACTCTATACTTTTATTTATCTCTTCCGGATTCATTGGAAGCCTAATAGTCACTTTCTCTTCTTCATCTCTAAAGAATATTGCATAACTCATACTTAAACCCCCTCTGCCACAACTGCTATTTCTTCTCTTAATATTTTCTCTATAATACCAACTAATTTATTAGCATCTGCCGTCTCTTTTACATCACCAAAAGATATCTGAACATTAGGTGCAAGAGTTGCTTGAGTATATTTAAGCATATAATCTCTGTCTGCTATATCTTTTAAATACTTAATATCTTCCTTATCTATAGATACATTTAAACTTCCAGCACTTCCCCCTTTACCATTAGTAACAGGTAAAGCTCCATTATTCATATACTTACCCATATCACCCATAGCACCAATTCCCCCAGGTATTTCAGGTTTTCCTATACCTCCTGTAGACATTCCTTTAATAGCATTCGAACCCCAATTATATCCTTTATTAAATGAATCATTAAGGTTTTTATATTCCATACGATCTAGTTTTACTACCTTTTTATCTGATCTTAAATCAGCTATTTTACCCTCAATGTAGGATATTGTATTATTCATACCTGAAGTTAAATCTACTGAAATTCCTGGAATGGCATTAAGCATATTTTCAACTTGCTGTGCTATTGAAGTGAAAATCTCATTTACATATAAAGCTAAATCCCAAAATAGTTTTTTCACAGCATATACAGGATCTATAAAGATATTAGCAAAGAACTCTGCAAAAGAGGCTACTATGTTATAGCACCATGCAAATCCATTATAGATTATGGCAAACATCATCATAAAAGAACCGGTAACTGCTCCAACTATTTGATCCGTAGTTACTCCAAACTGCATGAGTACATATATTAATATACCTACTATTGCTATCAATAAAAGTATTGGCCACTGAGCAATTAAAAATCCTATAGCTGCAGACCATATAGGTGGAACCATTGCCCATAGTTGTTTTATAAGTAAAGGTATTAATACAAATGCTGCAGCTAATAATAGAGGTTGGATTATGTTCCAATTATCTACTATAGCTTGACCTAAAAATGATATAATTTGTACTACCCATAAAAACCCTTGAGCTAATATATCTATGGCTCCTTTAACTCCTGTTACAAATGATTGAAAGCCTGCTGTATTAATTAAAGCATTAGATTTCTCTATAACTTCTTCAAAAGACTTTATTGCATGATTCTTTATAGAAGTTCCTATATCTGACCAGGTCATAGGCATAGTCTCAAATTTACCATTTATATCATTAGCCATACCAAACATAGCATTTTTAATAATATCAGCTGTAAGCTCTCCATCAGCTCCTAATTGTTTAAGTTCACCTTTAGTTACTCCTAAATATTTAGAAATAGCTTGTGTTATCATAGGTGCATTTTCTGAAATACTTCTAAGTTCATCACCTTGTAATTTCCCTGAAGATAAGGCTTGAGTTAGTTGAAGCATTCCGGACTGTTGTTCTACTTTGCTTGCGCCACCAACTTTAAATGACTTCTGAATTAATTCAGTAAAATCAACTATCTCTTGCGAAGAACTAAAAGCATCCCCTGCCATCATCCCAATCTTAGCTACTGCCTTCTGCATGTCTAAGTAAGCACCTCTAGACCTTTCTGCTGCCACAAAAATATTATCTTGTAACTTAGCAGTTGTCTGTAGACCATCATTCATAATGTCTATTCTAGCTCTGGTATTCATATAATCATCACTTATGGACATACCTTGTTTAGTAGCCATAAATCCACCCATTGCTGCTGTCATTCTTTTTATACCATTAATAAATGAATTAGCCCCGCCTTGATTAGATAGCTTATTGTTAAAACTATCTACCTTTGTTGAAGTTCCCAAGATAGAATTGCCGAACCTTCTATTTCCTGCATCCATAAGATTAAGTGTTTTAGTATATTTATCTGTAAGTTTAAACATTGCATTTAAAGTAGGCATGCTATCTCTTCCTCCTTCCTCTTCCAGTAGATTGAGCTTTCTTTTTAATCTTATCTTGTTCTTCTTTTTCTGCCTCAATTCTTTTTATAATTGACGCATATACAAATATCTTTTCTTCTTTTGGAAGATTGACTATTTGCGAGGGTAGTAAGTGTAACTTTTGGAGGGCGAAATGGGCTATAACGTAATCCACTTCACCCTCCTCTATTAGTTTTTTATCTCTTCTATTTTAGTTTCATCCTCTTCCTCCAATCCAGATAATTTCTGAACTGCTCCACTAAGAGTAGTAAATTCACCTAAAGATAACATTTTAGATAATAAACTTACTTCTCCCATAACTCCATAACCCTTTTGTAACTCTGCATTTTTTAAATCCGGGAATACTACAGCAGAAGCTACAAGGTCATTTACGTAAGCAGCTCTATCAAAGATTTCTTGTTTAGTTTTCTTATCTCTTCTAGTATGTTTTTTCATAAGAATATCATTTTCTTCTGACATGATAGCTCTAATTTCCCATGAAATTGGAACTCCTTTTTCATCCTTAAATCTATTTGATACCACCACAAACTCATTTTCTATTTTTATAGGGTTTAAAAATGCACTTAAATTTCTTTCCATAAAATATTCCTCCATTATAAATATTAATATTATTAAAGAAAGCACTATCCCTAAGGATAAGGCTGTTGCTGATATTGATAACTTAAACAGTTGAAATGCTATTGTATCCACGACTATCTATAGTTTGAAGGTAAGTCAAAGAAATCTAATCCTTCAATATCATCAAAAGTAAAATCTGTGTCTATTGTTATAGGGTCATCACTTGAATCATCAAGGTTAGTAACTGGAATAGTAGCAAATAATACTCCTAAAAGCATTATAGTTTGTTTTCCTATTGTTGATTGACGATCCTCATTAGTGATTTGTAACTTAATATCTGGCAAAGTCCCATCTTTAATATACTTAATTGCCATTCTTAACATATCTGAGTTCATAAAATACATTGTCATAGAGCCTGTACCTTCTGCACCAACTACTTTATGTTGAGTCATTCTATGACCTAACATTGGTTTTGCTTGCACAATTAAATCTAGTTGCGCTTTAAGTGCTGATATCTCAAATAATTCTCTATTTTGTCCATCTATGGTTATAAAGGCCTTTCCTTCTTTAGAGGATATAGTATCCTTTAACCTAACATGATTATTACTCATAGATTTATTGTCCCTCCTATACTAATATAGTCATATATAATTTTTCAGCAGAGTCTACTACTTCAACCCCAGTTCTAACTACCATAGCGTCACTGTCAGTACCAGGTCCTACAGTTATATCCTCTGGTGTAAAGTTTTCAATAGCATTTAACTTTTGTAGGTTTTTACAGTATTCTACTAAATCCCCTCTGTAAAGTGTTCTTCCTGACTCATTATTATCTATCTTGCCTTTATACCCATATTCCCATATATTAGATATATCATTTGCCATATTATCGAGAGTCCTTATAACTCTATTCTTTCTTAAGGACTTTTTCTTTTTTTCACCAAAAGTAGTTAAAGAATTTATATCATAAACTAAGGTAACTCTTTGATTATTATCAACCTTAAATACCATCTTTCCCTCTAGTGTCTTTGCTTCCATATCTTCCTTAAGTAATCTAGGAACCACATCTATAGCCCCTTGATATACTTTACCCGTATTAGATTGATTTAAATTTGCTCCTGCCGTAGCACCTGCTACCCAGTAACAAGTCTGACCGGGAGTTAGTTCTGTCCCATCTTCTAAAATAACTCCATTTCCCACGATTATAATTCCTTCATAATCACAAGAGTAATTAGAAACAACAGCCTGGACTTTAACTCCTTCATTCTCCCTAAGACTTCTTATATATTTTTCAATATCTGATTTTACACTTGAGTTATCCCCACCATAACAAAGAGTATTAAAATTATAGGTTTTAAGAGACTCTAAACATGCTTTATATTCTTCTTGACTCGTTGAAGTGGTTTCCCCTCCAGATAATTTAATAGTAGCTGCACCTATAACTCCTGTACCTGATAAACTTACATAATCATTATCCTTAAACTCTTCAAATGTAGTTATAGTTTGTTTATCTACCATTTCACCATCTATATAAGTAATGAAGTCGAACTCACTTCCTGATTCTTGAACTACAATATTTATATCATTTCCTCTTGATCCTTCACATATAGCTGTAGCAGTAACACCTGTTACTACTTGTCCTTCAGCTTTTGTTCCAGAGTTTGTTTTACAAACCAATACCTCAATAGCATTTTTAAATATTTCTCTAAGTGCTATTATGTCGTCAACTCTATAACCTAAGGTACTTAGAGTATCACTATCATTCCTTATTTTAGTTATCTGACCTTTCACTCCCCAATCAAGTTCTATTGGTAAAGCTACTACACCTCTGCTACCTATATCAATAGATAGTGGTGTTTCTCCTAATATATTGATATAAGCACCAGGTAATATCTTATCTTGTTTAATCCATGTTCCTCCCACGCTATACCTCCTTAATTTCTGTATTAGTATCTAAATTGTTCATCTTTATACCGTCTATAATTAATGCTTCTGAATACTTAACATCAAACATGATATGAAGTACATCATCTGTAATATTAGCTTTAATGTTAAGAGCTCTAAATGTACCTAAATCCCTAAATTCCCTTAATAAGTTTTCTTGCACTAAATACATTTCATTGTTTTTGTTATATTCTTCATTAGGAAAATAGGAAACATCATAACTTATAGTTGATCCATACTTTGTATTAAGTTTTTTCTCATAGTCTTGGTCATAAATAGATATAAAAAAAGAAGGTGTTTTAAATTTCTGTGGCACCTTCTCATCATATATAGTTATACCTGGATATAAACTTAATAATTTATTCTTTACTTCATCATTAATACTACTTACCATGTTTCCTATTCACCTCTTCTACAGCTTTCTTGAACTCTTCTACCATAGCTTTATCAACTTTGGTTATAGCTCTTTCAAGAATAAATCTTCCTTTTACAAACCCTTTTGTCTTTCCGTTACTTACAATTCTGTGTCCATAGTTAACATATGAGGCATAATCAGCAATATTGAATAGTTCTTTTGAAACTCCATCATAAGATTTTTTAATTGGACTAGTATTCCAACTCTTTTTCATATGTCCACCTACTTTAGTAGTATTCGTATGAAAATTAACTTCTTTACCATCTTTAGTTGTGAAGCTTACTTCATTTGAATAAAACCCAACTGGAGTTAATCTCTTAGCCTCTCTAAGTCCAGCATTTAAAGATTTATTTAATACTTTCTTATCTATCTCTTTAATATCCTTAACCATAGCTTCAAGTTCTTTTCTATATTGATCTATTGCTGCTTTATTTCTTCTTGCATTGCTCCCCATTATGCGGTCTCTTCCTTCTGTACATCTATTTCTATATGTGATGAATAAGGGAAAGTTTCTCCAGCTTTAAAGGTGTATGTTCTTCCACATTTTTGTGTAAGTATTAGCTTATCACCTTCTAAAACATCAACATTAGGACCAGTAAACACCTTATGAGCTATTGATAATACAGGAGCATTTTCATTGCCTATACCACTTAATTTTTCTTTAGATAACCTACAAGGGACATCTATATACTTTTCAACATCTTGCATCCTAGTTATGCCATTAACTTCAACTTCCTCATACCTAGATATAGTCATCCTGTCTTTATGGAGTTTTGCTAATATTGAACCATTCAATAATATTCCCTCCTTAAAATTTCATCTTTCTGAAATTCCTTAAAATCTTCTTATCTGAATCATTTATTGAATAAGTTAGAGTATCAGCTCCGTTATTTTCTATTGCAAATTCAAGCTTTGTATCTCCCTCAGATATACTTTTAACTCCTCTGTATTCATTATCTTCATATCTTAAGATACTAATTACTTTGTTTTGTACAAAAGTTTCTAACTCTGTAGGAACTTGCTTTATATTACAATAGCTCATTATTTCATTACTAATACTCTTAATATAATAATTTATTAATTTATCCTTACTATCATCAGTAATTCCTAGCAATTCTTTGATTTCATCTGTCATCATACATTTATTCCTCTAATACTTTTATAAGTTCCTCTTTATTTAAAGAAGAATAACCTTGTATTCCTTTTTCTTTGGCTAGGTACTTTAATTCATTTGAGTTTAATTCAGATAAATTAATGTTTTCGTCCTTACCTTCTTTATTTTCATATTCATCCTTAAGTTCATTTACTTTAAATCCTCTACCTTCAAACCAAGCAGCTAACCACTCTTTATTAGTTTTAGCTACCCCTTCAACAAACATTACTGGACCATACTCTCCTGTATATTTCTTATCATCTTTAAATACTATTTCAAACATTTAATCTCCTCCTACTGTACCTTTATATTACGAAGTACCCCAGCAGCTCTAGACTTTTTAAGAACTGTTGCAGCAACCATTTCAACTTCTCCTTTTTTAACTGCTCCAGCTGTTTTAAAGTCTGGTAACCATGTCTTTATAACCTTTCCTCCTGATGGAGATGCTGCATGAAGTCCATCTAAAGCGAATCTAGCGCCATAAAGGTCAGTTAATCCAGTTGTGCTAGTACCTATTGTTCTTGTAACTATAGGTACTGTTGGTTTTGTAGTAGAACCATCATAGAAATAATCCATATCCATTAATGGAATACCATTATAGGACTCTACAGGTCTTCCAAATCCATCTAGTGTTTTATCTAAGTACCCAGCTCTTCTTGCAGCTTGCTTAATACGAGTCATAAGCTTTGTATTTCCCATTAACATATCTGGTTTACCATCCATTTCAGCTAAAAATTCATCTAGTAAATCTAATAACAACTTATAATTTGTATCCAATGCTGAAGCACTTGATAAGTCTATAATCGCATCTGTATTTATTTCTGTAGATGAACCTACTAACATTTTGTCTAATCCATCAAAACCCTTCACACTCTTATCTCCATTAATTATGGCATTGTGGAATAAATTAATTGTAGCCTTTACTTTTTCTTTAAGTTGGAAATCAACTTCATTTACAGCACCTGAAGTATCTGCTATTACTCTATCAATATCAAATGTTCCACCGAATACTTTAAGTTCTACTGACTTAGTTTGTCTATCTGCAACTTGTGGAGTGTATTCTGTGTTGATATCTCTGAATCCTGCTGTTCCAGGAGTCTTTAATTGAGTATATCCATAAACTAAAGTAGACCCTCCAGTTCCAGGAGATACAGTATCGTCGAAAGTAATCTTATCCATAAGGATAGAACCTCTTCTAAATTCGTCTATAACCATTTGGTCAACCTTATCCGCCATTCCTACTTTTGCTTGTTCTAATGTAATTGCCATTTAAATCACCATTCCTTTTCTATTTATTTTCATATACTTGTGCTAATGCACTCCTTAAATCTGTTGGTGCTTGTGGTGTTGGATCGCTCTTTCCATCTATAGGAGGAGTACCAACTACGGTATTATTGAATATGATAGATTTACTTTCTCTTTCTGTAGATATTATTGAATCTAAATTCTTAGGAGTGTTATTTTCATCAAACTCAATCTTATCTTTGTGCTTAAACATAAAGTAATCTTCATCAGTACACCCTGCACCCTTAAGAGCTACCTTTATAGCTGACTCTCTTTGTATTCTGATATTCTCAGCCTTTTGGTCTGCTATTGCTTTTTCATACTCTTTGACCTTAGTTTGTAGCGTTTCATTATCACCATTGCTTTTCTTTAAATCTGTAATTGTCTTGTTGGCTTCTGATAGTTGAGTTTTGGTACCTTCTAACTCTGTTGCAGCATTCTTTACTTTTTCCTTTTCTGCTTCAATGTCCTTCCCATTCTCAGCCATAATAGATTTAATTTGTTCTTCTGTTAATCCTAGTTCTTTTAAAAACTCTGTTTTCATGATATAAATCTCCTTTCGTATTAAGTAGTTTTAGGTGTGTTACTATCCACCACGAATTGACTGTTTTAGGTCTAATCTACTGACCAATTTTAGGCATAATAAAAGCACCTACTATTTTTTACTTAGTAAGTGCTCTAATTAGTTTGATTATATACTTCATCAATTAATATCTGTATTTTCTCCCAATCTTCATTAGGTTTATAATTTTTATCAAAACCAATTTCCACCTGTTTATCCTGTAGAAAGTCATAGAAGTCAATCTCTAAATCATCATCCATATCATATTGATAACTGTCCTTTGACAATGATGAAACATTTAAAATTCTACTCTTAAGTTCTAGATTTTTATCTAGTATAGATTTTAAATAATTATGTTGTTCTTTACTCAAATTTATCATCTTTCATCCTCCTTTTTAGTCTTTCAGCAAGCTTTGAACTTGTTGTATTAGTCTGAATTATATTGCCTGTTTCAGGATTAATTGAAACGGTGGCTCTTTCACCAACAAACTTTTGACTTTTCCTACCTAAATCATCTGTTTTTACATCTTTTATATCTAATGGATTCAATAATGCATTACTTACACTTTCAACTGATACTCCTATTCGCTTCTGTCCGTCACCAATAAATCTTTCAATCCCATGATGACTTAATTCTGATATTTTTATTCCATTAGGAGTAATTATTCCAACAATTTTATCATCTACCTCTTTAGCTATATCTCTCCATTGTTTAAATGTTGTATCTTGTGCTATTCTACCACTGATTTTAGAATCCACAAATACTTTTATTTCTTCCCATTCATTACTATTATTATACTTTAATTCCTGGAATGCTGCAAAAGATTTAGGACTTTCTTTCCCCAATACTTCTTTGTATAGAGTATGTTGCTTCTTATCACTATATCTATTCTTTATCTTCTTTTCTTCTACTAGTGCTTTAGGATCATTAGCTACATACTTATTATACCATTGTTTATACTTCATTTCAGCAGGTACAGTATAATTTTTTCCTGTTATAGGATTTCTAGCTATTCTTTTTCCATCTTCATTATCTTTAATATGTGGGATAGTGGTCGTCCTGCAAAACCAGTGAAATGGCGGAGAGTTTACTCCTGTTAGTGCTTTCTTAACATCATATATCTCTCCATCCTGCCTTCTACATATATCGGATGTCTTTAAATCTAATGTAGCTAGTATTTCATATTTTTCTATTCCATCCTCACTATATCCTTTAAGTGTAGCCTGTTCAACTATAAAAGCATTTTCCATCTGTAGTAATCTATATGCTTCATGCTCTTTAGTGCCAAAGTGGTGAGCAAACCCCTCTGATAACTCTTTAGGGTTAGTTCCTTTTATAATAGTATCCATTAGGCTATCTTTTAACTTGAATATTAAATCATCCTTTTGTCTCCAAAGCCTATCACTATATGAAGCCCCACTAAATGGGTAGTTTATCAATTCTTCTACAGCTCTATTACTTATCTGTGCAAACTCACTGTGAAAGCCTTTGTATTGCTCTATATTAAATATAGTTCTATAATATTGGTCTTTGTATATCTCTATAAATTTATCTGTTCCATATGCTTCATAATCAATATCATAGAGATTATTTAATATAGCATCTATCTGCATCTCTAATGCCTGATATCTTGTTATTCTTGCACTCATAGACATATTTTCAAGTTCTAAGTTAAACTCTCCTATGGAGTCTAATGCCAAAGCCTTAAACATTCTTAATTCATCTTTTAAATCTTTAAGCTCTTCAAAGTCTAGTTCCTCCATTGCTACATCATATGTTAATTCATTATTATCAGCATATCTAATATAAAAACTATTAATCACATTGTGAATGTTCTTTTTAGCTCTCCTAAAAGACTTTACTAAACCATTATGAAACTCAAGAATATCTTTTTCAGATTTTAAGAATTTTGCTTCTTGCCTTTGTTTCCAGTACTCACTATTCTTCATCTACTTCACTTCCACTATTTCTATTACCAAAGTCTAGAGGAGGCTCAAGTGAATTCTTTCTCTCTTCTTTTTTTCTATTTTCTTCTTCATCTACATCTCCAACATATGGGTGGTGTTCAAGGAGTGTCTTATCAGATACTATACCTTTTGAATTTCTAATATTAGTTATAGTATCAGTTTCATTTATTATCATACTTCTTACAAAAGTTACTTTAGCTTTTTTAGGATCATAAGTTCCTTGGTTTATTGTTTTAAAATACTCAGCTATAAACCAAAATATATATTTAAAGGCCTTCTTAAACTTTCTTTCCATCTGATCACATTTTAAATCTAATGCAGAGTATAAGAATTGAAGAGCTATACCACTTGGGCTATTACCAAACTTATCAGTATCCATGTCTACACCTTGACCAAATATATATACATCCTTTTTTATTCTATCTAGGTGCTTCTCTACTGCATCTATTTCTATATCTGGACTTAACTTATCAACTCCACCATCAGTATCAACCTTTATTGCTTTATATAGCTTTAAATCATTTAAGAACTCACCTAAATCAGTACCTCCATAATTCTTAAGGATATAAACAAACCTCGCAATATCATCTAACACATTAGATGTATCCGAGGTATTTTTATCGTAGTCATCTATTAATGATTTAAAATAAGTTAGGTCATTAAGCTCTCTAGTATTATTCTTAAAAGGTATAAAAGGAACTCTGCCCCACCCTTTATATTCTGCACCATTATTTATTTTAAAATGTCCAATTGGTTCACCCTCTCCTGGAGCCTCAACATCAGGTATCATTGACCCATTAAAATATGTGTAGTATGTTACATCATCTTTAGTCCAATACTCTACTTTCTTTACATCTTTTCTCTCTTTTCCCTCATATGTTTCAACATAATAAACCCTTATGATAGCTTCAAGCGTCTTGTGTGAACTTTCCTTCCATACTGGAATAATCTTTTCACTATCATGCTTTTCAAACTTTAAATTTCCTTCTTCATCTATATAAGGTTGCAACCATGCTATACCTTTATTAGAGCTTTCTATCCCTATCTCCTGTATAGTATCGTCAAATTCATCATCTAGTATTTCTATAAGTTTCTCCTGGAACTTCGCGTCATCTGCAGCTATAATCGGAGACTTACCTAATAAATAATTCACCTTCTCATCTACTAACAACTTAGCGAAACTATGAGATAGTTTATTATTGGGCCTTTCTGTATCCTCTACCTTAGACTCATTAACATACTTATATAGCTTTCTTTCATTAATATCATTCTCATTTTTATAGTACTTTTCACCTGTAAGCATATCTTTTCTAGTTTTGCTACTCTCAAAGTCTTGTATATAAGTATGTATTACATCCTCTTTACTCATAGGCTGACTAGCTGGCTTTATTATATTACTTAAAAATCCCATGATTATCTCCTTTCTTATTTTAGTACTGACATGCTGCTTCCTCTAATTTCGTCCTCCATACCATACCTAACAGCATCAATAGTATGGTTGTTTTTATCTGGATACTCTCCTTTTAAATTACCTTCTTTATCTTTTTCTATTTCATACCCTACAAATTCTCTTTTAGCATTAGGGCACCTTACATGATCTATTATTATTTCTTCTATTTCTTCAGACAAAAATTTAAGACCATGCTCTACTGAGTCTGGTCCTTTCTTTGCACCTATAATATTTAATCCTAATCTTTTAAATTCGTTTATTGTTCTAGGCTCTGCACTATCAGCAGTAACTCTTTTATTAAGTGGATTTAACTTCTTAATTTCTTGTACCGCTTTACTATTACTTAATTGAATCTTATATATTTCACCAAATATATATAATTTCTTTCTTGTCTTATCATAGTGCATTAACATATAAGCTAATGGATCAGCAGCATAACCAAAGTCTAATCCATTCTTTAGTCTATCAAATATCTTTATTTCTTCGTCTGATATTTCTCTTATAGTTAAGTTTCTAAATACCTCTCCACCAGTTCCAGTAACTGCTCCTAAGTAATCATGCTCATATTTAGTCGGATTAACCTTCTTCATATGCTCTGCTTCAATTATGAACTGTTCACCTAGCCATTCTTTAGGAACACTTCTATAATCACTATGGTGAATATATTTATCTTTTCTCTTCTCTACTACTTCCTGGTTACACCAGTTTCTTTGACTTTCAGGAGGATTAAAAGAATAGAATACACAGAACTTAGGTCCACCTCTTAAAATAGATTGATTAATTGTATCTATTTTATTTTTGCTTTCAAACTCGTCAACCTCTTCATACCAAAGGTACTTAATGTATCCCTTAGGTACTTTAGTAGACTTAACTTTCTTAGGATTATCAGCACCTTTAAATCTTATTACTTGTCCAGTAGGCTTATAGGTTATTGTTAGTTTTGCCTCTGGTACATGCCATTCATCACTTACACCTAATGTATCTATTGCCCATTTAATCTGGTCTCTTACTGATTCTGATAGAGTATCCTTGACTCGTCTTAGTACTAATGCATTAGACATAATTCCTTGTTGTGCATCCTTCATTATACCTAAGACAATTTCTATAGAAATAAAGGAAGACTTTGTACTACCTCTACCCCCTTTAAACCAGTAGTGAGTGTGAAGTCCTTTTTTAATATCCTTATGCACTTCATAAAAACTTGAAGCTATTATATTCTTTAACTTAACTTTAATCATCTATATCATCTACTATCTGAACTTGTTGAGTTCCTTCAACCTTAATATTCTCAGTAAATAACCTGTATCTCTTACCTAATAATTCAGCTGCCTTTGTTCTATCCTGCAATGAAGCATCTAATCCGAATTGATCCTTTTCTTCTCCTCTCATTACCTTTGTGAGATATTGAAGAACCTCTTCTCCTTTTGCTATACGTTTATCCTCTATTTCTTTTAATCGTTCATCTATATATTGTTTTATGCTATCATTTGCTATCAGTCTTGATGAATTAGCTCTAGCACCTTTCTTGTTATATCCTGCTCTTATATAAGCCTCTGTAGCATTCCCTAGTTCTATATAGTAATCTGCAAATGCCTTTTGCTTAGGTGTCAATCTATCCATTACTATCACCTGACCTAAGTATTTCTATGAGTATCTTTAGCAAGTCTACTTTACTATATACTATATCTACAACATCATTTTCTTTTCCTCTAGGCTTTCCATAGTGAACTATATATTTAGTAATAGGCTGTCCATCATCACCATAAAATTGTTCATGATTTATCAGTGGCATCCAGCCTTTTGCTTTCAATGCCTTGGTTATTTTATTTATTAATGATTGTACTTTAGCCATAATGCCACCTCGCTTTCTATAATAAAAAGAACCCTATTGCTAGAGTTCCTTAACTAAATTTAGATTTCTATTGAAAAAATTTCTAAATTCTTTTCCATATTTACTTAGTTCATATTCGTATCTATTATATAAAATATCTTCTGCTATATGATACATTTGATCTTCATATTTTTGTTCATAATCTTTATACATACTCCTAAGATTAACTGACTCTGCTAATTCTACTAATTCATTAGAAACTTTCTTAACTAATAATCCTTCCCTTATTAATTTTTGAGTTATTAAGTCTAAATATTCAGTATTTATTTCAAGTACATCTAATATCTTATCAAAAGTGTACTGTCTATCATTTATATATTTATAATATTCTTCAAAAATCTTCAAATCGAGAACGCTTAAAACCTCTAAAGTATTATAGTACATTAAAAGCATATCATCATCAAAGTTACCATACTTAGTTAAATTGATAAAACCATTAGCCATATATATTATTTTTTCTTCCTGATTATTTTCTATAACATAATCTAATATTATTGCATATTGTTTTTCTTTTATCTGATTAAATCTATCTTTTTTTAATTCTCTTAAAGCATAATTTATTTCATCTAAGTTATTCTTCATTTGTAAAATAAATTCATTTAGCATCTTTTCTGCTCTCTTTTGTTTATATCCTAATACTATAGCTCCTAGACTAGGTATTGCTGAAGCTAATACTGAATTAAATATAAATGATGATGAAAAATCTAGAATAGGTTGTGCAACTATATCAACCCCATCTTTAAATCCCTCTTTTATTTTATTTTTATCCATTCTCTCACCCCTGTTTACAATTTTAAACTCTTTTGTAAATTAAGTAAAGCACCTAACATTGCTGCTAAGTGCTTTTTATTGGGGTTTTGGGGAATCACAAGAAAATCTTACTTTCCTATATATAAATTAACATATCTAAAACGAACTGTGCGAACAACTTTATATATTCATGTATCTATTTACTGCCATTCTTATACTATCTGCTGTAGTATTGCTCCCCATTTCTTTTGCTGCCATCTGCCATGACATTCCATATATATATCTAAGTGATATAGCTTGTCTTACTAAACTATCCTCTATGTTATTTATGAAATCATTGACTTCTTCCTGCAGCTCTAATAGTTTCTCTTTCCTCTTCATTAACTTTCCTTGTAGCCTTCTGGTTCTTCTCTCATACTCCTCTGTATCTATGCCCTCTAGTGTAAAACTTCTTTGAGTATATGGGAAATATGAGCTTGATCCTATAACTTTATCTGTTGCCATTGAAGGCTCAATACTATTTATTTGATTTTCTATGATAGCTATTTCTGATTTAATATATCTAATCTGCTTTAATTGTTCTTTATCCAAGCTTACCCCTCCTTCAAATACATATCATAATAAGTCACACCCACAGCGTATGCCTGCCATATATCTTTCTTAAATCCATAAAACCAACCTGGCTCTTTCTTAGTACCTTTACCCTTATTACTTGTATAAGGTGCAAATCTATCTATTAGAGCCTGGACTATGTTAGAATCTTTAGCTTTCATGCTGCCACATAAATTCATCTTTTCATCTTTCCTATAAATAAATTGTGGAGTTATATTAAAGCAATACTTTGTTTGTTCAACGAATCGTCCTATCCATACACAAGTATCAAATACGCTCTTACCAACAGCCATTCCATAACATGCTACCATTTCAATAGCTACATATTTAACCTCATACCCTCGTCCCATTTTCTCCATTAATTCTTCGTTTTTAATTTTTCCTACTTCTAAAGGTTCTAATGCATCTTTATCTATAAATGCATATCCACTTTCAATATTCCCTGGATCTATTGCTAAAATCACTTACTCACCTTCTTTTTATTTTTTCTTTCCTCACTTGTAAATATATATTTCTCTAAAAAATCTATTAACTTCATAACCTATTTCCTTCTTTATTTCCTTAAATTTGAATAAAAAATACCGCATATTCATTTCTGAATAGTACGGCATCTGTATAAATTATTAAATTTTTATTGTTATTTTATAATACCTTTTTTACTGGCATTTCTATAACTTTAATTGGTAACTCATTCTGTTTTGAAGTTAATATTCCAGTATCTAATCCTAATAATTTTTCAATCTCTTCACCTGGTAAGCTCAACCCTCTATTAGATAACTCCATAATTATTTCATCTTCATTAAAAATATCATTATCTATCAAAATGCTAATAGCTCTTCTCAATACTGTTGGCCTACTCATTATTAGTGTATCATCTAAAGGTTCGTCTTTTCTCCATCCTAACTTACTCATTTTTTTCATCATATTTTGATAAGAATTATAATTTAAAATTCCAAGATGATTAGCTCTTACTAACATCGCAGAAATTGAGGTTCTCCATTTTTTCTTAAGTTGTTTATAATAATCTAAATTTGTTGGATATATACTCACATCTTTTATAAATGAATTTTGTGGTAACAAAAATGCTGCTGCGAAAGCATGAGCTTCGTTTTCCATATTTCTAATTTCTTCACTTGTTAAATCTTCCAAATTCATAAATGCATCATGAATTACTATATGTGCTAATTCATGTGCTGCACTGAATTGCCTTCTTGTAGCTGAACCCTTATCATTACCAAGTACTACTATGAAATAAGGATTACCATCTATAATTTGCTGTTGCGTAAATGCATCAACCTCATCACTATCTGTCTTCATAGCCGTAACTATTATTCCATTTTTTTCTAATATATATACTATATCTTTTATTGGTTCTTCTCCAAGATTCCAATATTCCCTCAATTTAATAGCTTTTTCTTCTATTGATAACCCTGCCTCGAACTCTGGAATATTTAGTTTAGGAAATTCAATATATTCATTTAAAAAATTATATAACTTTCCCACAAATTTCACTTTTTCTTTTTGTTTATCTTCATCTTTTTTTGTCATTTTACTTTGAGCCCTAAAATAGGTATTTCCTAACCTGACATCAATACTATCTTCCTCAAAGAAATATTCTCTAGGAAAATTTAATTTATTAACAATATTCATTAATGTATCAAATTGTGGTGAAGTTAATCCATTTTCGAATTGTGAAATTGCTTGCTTTGATACATTTATATCTTTTGAAAGTTCAACCATAGTTTTACCCCTATAAACTCTAGCCTCTTTCAACCTTTTACCATTAAACTTTTTATTTTTTATTATTTCATTACCTAAATATCTAACTGCATTTTTTTCATTATTTAACATTTTAAATGCTAACCTCCTAAATGCAAGCCTTATTTTTTCTCTAACTTACTCTTTTGTTTTTCCTTGCTTGCAACCATATCTTCAGTATCTTCTTTTTCATGCTTTCTATCCACTGAATTATTTGAAGATTTCTTTATAATTAACTCAATCGGTGGATTTTCAACATTATATTCATCTTTTGTATCGATAATTTCATCAATGTCTGCTTTAATATATTTATCTAAATTATATGATTTAATTAAATCCAAATTATAATTAAATATATTACCTGACATAGTTATTACTTTATTTTGTTTTTCAGAAAATAGTATATCTACACATACCTTTACCTTTTTAGTTATATCTCCAAGCATTCGTTCTAAATCATCTTGTATATAACTCTCTTTATCTTTATCCTCTGATAAAAATGACAACTGTTCTATTTTTTCTGTGCTAATATTATTATTTATAGTGTTTAAAACTTTAATATAATGATAATCTTTATCTTTATCTTTTTTTATTTTTTTAAATGTTTCTTCCTTCATTAAAACATATAATATGTTATTCTCTTCATTAAATATAGCTATAAATTCCCATAGGTTTCCTCTTGAAATTTTATAACATTTGTATGGTAAATCATCAAAATATCTCTTTATATCTTTAAAAATATAGTTCCATATCTCATGATACTTTCCATTCTGTGTAGGTAATTTTTCCTTAATAACATGATCCATATACTGTGGTATACTATCATTAATAGCCTTAATTATTAATTTAACTTTTTCATCTGGAAGCAGTTCTGATGGCAGTTTATTTTTTTTCATAAATTCACCTCTACAACTTATTTCATATTAGTATATTACCTATTTTATTAAAAAAAGTCAAGTAGATTTACACTTTTATATAATATTCTCCAGCAAGCTTCCATAAAGTTGTAATTTAAATGCTACCGTACTATTCAATTTTCAAAGAACATTTTTCTTATATGATTGTCATATGAGAATACCACATTGCAACGGTACTCCCATATGACCTTATTCCTGGACTAAGATATTATTTTTACATTGTCTAAACCTTCTAATCTAGCCTTTAGATATTCTTTTATGCTTTCCATGGCTACATTTCTCCATGCTCCTCCATCTGCTTCATATAAGGCGCATTGTGGACCTGTTTGCATACGGAATATAAACTTACTCTCTGGTTGAATTACCTCTGGAAATGTTCTGAATGGTGCTAATATAACTGGGTTAGGAATTACTACCTCTGCTACACTTGCCACTCCAACTTTGATAGCTGCACTTTGACTTACTCCATCATCACCTACTGACTTAACATTCTCTTCTTTAATATTTCCACTTACTTTTAATAACTTATTTCTATCTTCATTTTCTATGAATGAACTTTGAAGCATGATATTAAATCTCTCTGGATCTATAAATCTATCTGTTACTATACTTGGTGTTAATGCCTCAGATATCATGACACATTCTCTTCTTTTGTCTGAGTTTAATTCTTTCTTGATACTTACCTTGTCATAACTCATAACATGTACTATTATGTTGCCATCCTTAATACTATCTACATTCTCCTTAATGTAATCTATTATTGACGTTAAAGTAGTTGTTTCTAACGCTCTTGATATTGGTTCTTCAATTCTTGTAAGGTTCTTATTAGTATAAGTAGCTCCATTAATCTCCTCTTTGATATACTTGCTCTCTCCTTCCTCAATTAGTAATTCAATTGCTCCTTTTAATCCTTCACTTATCATCTTTTATTCCTCCTAAAATTTATTTATTTTACTATTTGTAAACCTGCTAATTCATTTTCATTACTTTCACTTGCTACTTCCTTTGGTGCTTCATCTGTTCCACCCATAAATACTTCTCCAGTTTCATTGTCAACCTTCATATAAGTTTGTCCCTTAACTTGTTTCTTGAACTCAGTTCCTAGAACTTCTCCATTAAGGTCCTTATCAATAATTATCTTAGTTGCTATCGCACTTCTAGGAGCAAGTTTTGCCTTTGCAGTTATTGTTACTTCTGTAAGTTCTCTTTCTTCATCTGTACTAAATGTCATATCTAAAGTTAATTTTCTTTTAGGTTTACTATCTGTATTCTTATCAGCAATATTTTCTAACACCTCCTTCAACCCTTGGTTCATTCTTTCAGCTAGTGCCCCATTTGCAAAGGTTTCTAAATTAATCATTTTATCCATGTATATCCTCCTTAAATAATGTTTGAATAGAATTCATTGTATTGCTCTATATAATCCCAACGGTCCTTGTAAATGTCATATTTACTTTTAGCACCAGTTATGCACAATTGTGTTTGATTTAAAAACTTACTTGGGATAACTAATATTCTTTCAAAATCATTTTTCTCATTGATGCATACAGCTATATAAATATCACATGTGGGATTTTCTTTTTCTAGGTTAAATGAATAACTGCTCCATCCTTCTTCGCTTTGATATTTATGTGAAGCCTTAACATCTATTTTTATATTTCCATTTACAAGTAAATCGTAAGGGTGTTTAATTCCCATTTGTTTTACTTCATATCCTTTTTCTTCAAGTATCTCTTTAACTTTAATTTCAGTATTTCTTCCTAATCTAGTTTCACATTTACTTTGTTTTAACCCTAAATGATTAGCTAGCCAATCAAACCCTCCTCTACGATTAATTACATTACTTAATCTCGTATTACCTGTAACCCTATTACATTCAACGCTACTAGGCATTCTATCAATATTAAGACACTTCATCACCTTGTATACTTCATTTTTCATATCCTCATGTGACCACTTCTTACCATGAGTATATCCCATGAACATCACTCCTTAGTAATTTCGATATTTTTGATTATGGAGAATATCTAACTCCTTAATTAAAAGGCATATCTTCTCCATCATCTACTGGAGTATAATCAGAGTTGCCCTGTCCTTGACTCTTATTCCCATATTCTAAGAAACTTACTTCATCAGCTACAACCTCAGTAACATACCTTCTTCCACCATCTTTAGCTTCATAGGACCTGGTTTCAATTCTTCCAGCTACACTTAAAAGCTTACCTTTACTCATATAGTTAGCAGTACTTTCAGCTTGTTTCCCCCAAACTACTACAGGAATAAAATCAGCATCCGGTTGACCTTCTTTTTTAAATCTTCTGTTTACTGCCATAGTAAATGTTGTTACTGCAGTTCCTGTGCCTGGAGTAAACTTTAATTCCGGATCCTTAGTCATTCGACCAATTAAAACAACTTTATTCATTCTCTACTATCCCCTTTGCTATTTCACAAGCTACTTTCCAATAAGCTTGTAATAAATCATTTCCTAATTCAGAGTAATCTATTATTTCATAACCCCTTGAAAAATGTTCTATATTTATTATTTTATTTGTCTTATCCTCAATAAACTTTCTTAACTGACCTTCTGTGAATAATGGTATACAATGTATTTTTTCTTCCCAAACATCATTACCTTTGTATGGCAATATAAGATCTTCATCATATTTTTTTACTATTTGTAAAAAATGTTTATCAAATAAATATAAATCAAATTGTTGAGGTTGCCACCACTCCATAAATACCTTTTGTATTTCCTTAGGTTGATTTTTAAATTCTTCTGGATTTATAAATTCCATTTCTAAAACTCACCTGCCACAACTTGCTTAATCTCAGCTATTCTCTTTTCAAATGCTGCAAGTTCATCTGCTTTATATTCTTCTACATCTGCTATACTTGTAAATTGAAATTCTCCTACAGTTACTCCCACTTGATCTATACTGTACTTTCCAAACTCACCTTCAACTATAATTTCTTTACTAACAACCTTTAATTTACTTTCCACCTTTGGCTCCTCCTCTTTTTTACTTTCAGGCTTAACTTCCACCTTGGGCTCTTCTTTTGATTCTTGTTTAATTTCAGTTGTTGCATTTTCTGCAACTACTGGATCCTTTGGTTCTTCTTTAATCTCTGGGAATATATGCTCAGCTGCTGCAATTATCTGTTTTTCTTCTTCTGTCATTTTCTCTTGTGTTACATCTTCTTTCATTTCTTTCTTAACCTTCTTATAGGCATTTACTAACATAGCTTTACTTGAAGTAGGAAATTGAGTTCCTAATATAACTAAAGCCTTGCTTTGGTTCACACCATTTTTGATTAGTTCCTCACACTTAGCTCTAACCTCTTTAGTTATCTTTTCTATTTGCTTTGTTGCCATTTCATTATTCCCCCTATTTTCTTTGTAAATATTATTTAATACATCTCTGTATTCATCTACTAAATCATCTATAATCTTTATTTCTTTTAACACTTCATCTTCCGTTATATTTTCATCTTTAAGATACATATAAGCTGATAAACACACATCCATGATAGTAATATACCTTGATATCTGCTGCTCACAGTCTATCTTACTTCTTTCAGAAGTTACTGCATCTATAAGCCTTAATTGAGCTGGATTAAAAGATTTCATAAGTTTAATATTTTCTTTTAACTCTCTTTCCTTAGCTCTTCTTTGAGCTCTTGGTAATCCTGTAAGCTCTGCTCTTGCAGTTTCATAGAACTCTTCATCATTCATGTTTTTTATTTCCTCGTTAGTAACCATGCTATTCCCCCTTTCTGCTAATACCCTTCTGCTTGTCTACGATAATTTTCAGAGTGTTTTCGGATATAAGCATGTTCTATATCTTCATCAGTGAAATCAAGGCTATTTGCAACGGATAAGAGAAAATGAAGCACATCTGCAAATTCATCTTTAATTCTATCTGTTCCTTCATCCTCTTTAATACTCCAATATTTAAAACACCTGGTGGCATTAGCTAGTTCTCCAACTTCCACACTTAAAGCTAATAACTTTTTATCTAATACTGATCTATTCCATTCATCTAACTTTTCATTATCAGATTGACCTATTTGTTTAGCTGCTAAATATCTATCAAATGATTTCTGCATTGTAAGTAACTCTTTAATGTCCATATATCCTCCTAATTAGTAATTTTTAATGTTGGTGCTAGATAGATAACTCTAGCAACCTGTTTTGCAGTATTACTATTTATATCTTCTTTATTTTGCTCTGGAGTATTTTCTAGGGCCTCTTTACTTGATTTAACGTCATAACCTACTGTTGCTACATTGCTTGCTAATGTTCCAATGCTATCAACCAGAAAATTGTTTCCCTCTTGTATTTCCTTAGAAGTTCTATTGCTTTTAATCTCTATAGAGTACTCTAAGCTTTTCCAATATGCTTTCTGCTTGTCCATCTTCTTGTCTAAGATATTTAACTTCTTTTCTAGTGTAATATGTCCCATAAGAACTAAAACCCCTATAACACCTATTCCTAAGCCTAAAATTATATTCATTCTTTACTACCTCCCTGATTTAATTGAATTGCAAACTACTCCCAATGATGATTAGTGTCATACTTAGTGTTATACTCTTCTAGTAATTCATCTAACTTTGTTCTATAGTTGATTACCTCTTCTTTAGATTCAAAAGGTTTGTAAGTAATTTTAGTTCCTTTCTTATATGTTTTCCCAACCTTCTTAACCATGAATCCTCTCTCTGTTTCAAGTGTATAGGCTACTAGCATTGACATATCATAATCCCTTGGATTGTTTTTCATTAAGTCAATATTTATAGTTGGAAATTCCCTTTGAAATTCAATTACCTTTATATCTCCACTCTTATTTGCCATTACTGTTCCCCCTATTCTCGTAATTCAACTACTACCTTTTTCCCTAGTAATATATCCAGGTACTTCTTAAATTTCTCATTAATGATTTTTTCAACGAGCTCCGTTTGAACTAACATAACTATTTCATTTTCCTTATCCTCTATCTCTGTATGCATGAACCAGGTCCTATAGGTATTCTCTGACCACTGGTTAAATATAGTTTCATGATACGGAGTAGGAAAGGATAGAGGTGGGAGTGAAGGAGTGTTTTCTTCTCCTTCTTCCCCTTCTTTTCCTTCTTCCTCATTCTTATCATTCTTATATAATTCTTTATCATTCTTGTTTGTGTCTACCTTATGGTTCTTTATCGGTATACCATATGGTTCTTCTATGGTTTTTTTATGGTCTACATTATGGTTTTTTTGTGGTTTTTTATCGGTTTTTTCTTCCTCAGAAAACCCTTGATAATCCTCATAATTACTTACTTTTAGGGTAGTACCTTTTTTTGATTTTATTGTTGTTATCATTCGGTCACTTTCTAGTAGCTCTAAAAACTTTCTTACAGTCGTTTTTGACACCCCCCATTTTTTAGCAAGTTTTAGTTCAGATGTGTGAAAACTACCTCTTTCTATTAGCACTAATTCATTACCTAATAACACTTTTTTCTCTTGGTGGTTAGCCTGAAGAAGGATATCTAACCACCATTTTAATTTTTGAGCATCTTCCCATATCCAATTTTTACGTATTGCTCTATGGAGCTTTATCCATCCTTCTGCCATTACATCACCTACTTGTTAACTAAATTACTTGCCTTATCACAAAATTGAGAAAACCCACATTCTTCACACTCAAACTCTGACTCAGAACAATTACTTTCATGCCATTCTTGTAATATTTCATAAGCCTTTGCCCACTTCTCTACATCATGAAGAACATCCTTAACATCTTCCATATGCTATTCCTCCAAATATCCACCTTTACTCTTAACTGAATACACATAACCATTATCTTTAAGAAATTGGCTTAACTTAGTTATATTCTCCATAGTATGAATTACTTTAATATCTACAAAGTAAAGAGGTTCTTCTTTCTGAGGTTCAGTTTTTGGTTGAATTACCTCTTCCTTTTTAGTTTCTTCCTGCTTAGGAACTTCTACGTTTTCTACTGGTTTTGGTTCTTCTTTAGGTCTCTCAGCCTCCCTAATTAGTTCAGCTCTATCATTTATCTCTTTGATGATTCTTACTGCATCCCAACCAAAATCTACATACTTTTGAAAGTCCTCATATTTCAATGGTGTTTTTATAGTTTTATTTATACTCTCTAATGTAGTTTCTATAGTTCCCTTAAGCATTTCAGCTTTAGCTTTCTCCATGCTTTGTTCATTCTTAAGCATGTTACCTCTTAGCTCTATATCTTCTCTAACACTCTTTACACTTCCATTAAGGTTTAAATACTTATCTAGCACAGTTAATCTACTAGCATACTTTTCTTCTAGTCCTAAAGCTTGTACACATTCATTTATTAGCTCTATTGCCTTAAGTTTCTTTTCATCTCTTCGCTTATTATCAAAGACTAAGATTCCATCTTTTATTGGCTTCTCTGCCTCTTCTACAAGTCCAATTAACTCTTTGCATTGCCCTTCAAATGACTTAATAGGTTTCTCCATTTCTCTTTTAATGGCTTTTCTATAGTCATCAATTTTATTTCTAACTCCTGCTAGTTCTTTTTGAGTAGCCTTACAGTCTTTTAGCCCTTCTTCTGTAACTATTATTCCTTTGTACTTTTCTGTAGTTTCTATTAGTGAGGCCTTCACTTCCTCAAAGTTCATATTTATTATTGGTAATTGTTTATTTAAAACTATCTCTTTCATCTACATATCCCCCTAAAATTCAAAGTTTTCATCTTTCTTCTTCTCTTCTTGTTTTTCTTTTTTCTCTCTCAATGTATTTATGCACTCATGTAGCATTGAGTTTTGGATATTCTCAACTTTATCAACATTGGCCCATGCTAAGAATTTATTAATATCTGTTCCGGTTTCATCTATAAGCTTTTTAATAGTCATTACTGCAGCTTTACCTATCTTTGCTTTTCCTTCTTCTGCTTCTTGGTCTATTTCTCCACCATCAATTACATCACTTTCAGCTATTTCAAAAGCCATGAGATATAAATATCTTCTTGAATATTTTTGTGTTCCACCTATATTTTGAATGTTACTACAACCTTTTAATGAGGCTATCTCTATTGGTGTTGACCATTCTCTCTTATCTTCCGGCTTCTCTGAGTCTATTACATATAATGTTGCTAACTGTGCTGTAAATTGAAACTCACAATAAAGACCTAACCTATCACATATTTCATTAATATATGGTAAAAAATCTTCAAGTTCAAAGTATTTATAATTAGAAAACTTATTGTATCCTGTTTTCTTTAGTTCTTTGCTTTGGAGCTCTACTCTAGCTCTTTGAATCTTTTGATATATATTTAGCTTATTAGCTGGCTCTTTTACTTCTGACATATGCATTCCCCCTTATAATCCAAATCTCTAATAGTGTTCCCTGTGTCCTCGTTGTAAATTTCTCCATTGTCTATACCTTCGCCAGGTGCTATAATGGTTTCAAAGTTATTTTTCCTATTGTT